GTCAACCTCTAAAGGCTGCAGTGCTCCTGGCCGGTTCACATCCGGCCGGGTTCCGGCTATAATGTGCCGGAAAGAAAAATTCATACCCGCGGGCCGCACTTGCAGGCGAACAGGTGTTTCAAAAACAATCCTCACATGCTTCTGGGACTGCTTAACCTTGTAAATTTCTTCTGCAACAGCGGCCAGGTCAACATTGCTGCTGCCTGGCCGGATAATAACTTCGTATGTGTGCGGTGCTACGTTTTCATAGATTTCAACCTCCCGCCCGGAAATTTCTGCAACCAGGGCTGCAATACGGTACGGATTCATAGGGCGTTTTGTGTTGCGCTTCTGCACAATCGGGCGCCGTCTTTCTTCTAGGCTCTTGCCCTCGTTTCCTGTGATTCCGTAACGTTCTTCCCACCAGGGGAGTGACCAGGTTGCTGTTTCCGGAAATGCCTGGTTTTTCATATCTTCCACTGTCTCGCGTGCAAGTTCCATGGATGCCGCCATGACCTGGAAAATCCATTTGCCAACATAGGAGCGGTCATAGATCGGGCTTATCATGCTCAGCATGTCTTTTGCAGTTTCCCTTGTAGGGAAGTTTTCCAGATCCATCACTCAGCCCCCTTTGCTTCAACATTTTCTGTATACGGATATTCGTCATTTTCAATGCGAATATTGTCCGTGCTGCCATTGATCAGCAGGTCTGTAAAGTCCTCGACGCCTGGCGTTTCGGTCAGCAATGCGTGCACTTTTATGTACTTCACTGCTCCATCATCCGCCACGGTTTTATAATAGCTTTCCAACTGCTTTTTAAATCCGGATATAACGGTGCTCAGTTCAAACCCATCTGCCACCGTAACCGTAAAGGAATACGATATGTTTACCAGGTCCGGCGCTGCTACCGTCAGGATTGTGTTTGGCGGTGCCAGTCGGTCTGCGGGGTTGTCTGGAGCCATAATATAATTGTAAACTGCATCCAGCAGGGTCTTGTTCGCACCCTCGCCGTTCTGGTCAAGGCATACAATTTTTACTGTTTCCGGCCCGTTCCATTCCGGGATAACAATCGCGTCCCCGATTCCGTCTACTGCCTTAGCCCACCGTTTATAATCGGCATTGTTGCCTATATAACTGGTTTCCTCCGAGGCGTCTGCTTCCAGGATTCTTTCTCTTAAATCGTCGTCACTTTCTTCCTCGGTTCCTCCGGTGGCTTTTTCTTTGTTCGTAACCGTCTGGATTCCCTCAACTGGTTCCGACATTAAAACAATAGCGCCGGCATTTACGTTTGACTGCTTTCCGTCAAGTAACGCACGCACCAGCACGGTACCTTTTCCCTCTTCGTTCAATATGCAGCTTTCAACTGCCGCAAATTCAATGGACGGCTGATCGTTCTTGGCTTCTGTCGCAAAAACAGTGCCGGCCGGTACTATGGTGCCCGGTTCGCCTGTCAGTGTCAGCACCGCTTCTGCATAAGTGGACGCTTTTCTCTTTGTCTGTGATCCAGCTGCCAGGTAGTCCAAAAAGCTGCCACTGCTCCACTGTGGGAACATCAGTTTTATTGCTTCCGGAATATAAAACTGCAATAGCTCTGCTGCGATCAGTGCTGTGGGCCTTGTAAAATCCCACGGGAAGCCGCCCTCAGTCTTGTCAATGTCATTCGGAAGCTCGTCCATCATTCTTGCGTGGATCGTGTCCGCGTCACAATCCTCCAAAAATTCAGGTACAATAAAATCACTTGCCAACTCTCTCACCTCCTTACAGCTGTATGCTCAGTGTTTCATCTTCCTCCCACGGGTACCCTTTTACTGTAAAACTGCAGTATGTTTCGTCTCCCTCATGGGTAAACTCAAAGTCTCGGACGTACTCGGTTGCCGGATGCACCAGCAGCGCCTCTGTGATCGTCCTTTCAATTTCGCTTTCACGGGATTCCCTGTCCGGTATCTCGGCCAGTTCGTCAAACTCCGTGCCTATATCGTCACTGTATGCCAGGCAGCTCAGCCGCTCCGTGCTGGCAACTTTCAGGCACCACTGCATATATGCCTCCCTGCCTGCGCTGGTGATCATCCTGCCTGCTCCATCCCGTAAAAAATCGCCCGTTTCAAAATCAAAATAAACGGACGGATAATATCTTTCATCATATTCCGGGTTGTCTGGTATCTCAGGCAAGTCAAACACCGGAAAAAGCTGATTTTCTGCCATATTTGCCTCCTAACTTACCACATCAATAACAACCGCCTCATTTTGCACCCAGGCAACCAGAACGCGGTCCCCCGGCTTGATCTGCGGTGGTTTGGCCGTATGCGTATGACTTCCGTTGCCTCCCTCATGTCCTCCATGGGAACCTCCGGAAATCGTGTACGCCAGGCCTCCCACAAGCCTGCACACATGGTATTCACTGCGCGGTATCGGTATGGGGAAAGTATTTGTTAAAAGGCTCATGTCCTTGTTAATGCTGCCAAAATCCAGCACCAGGTCACGCTCTGCCTTTCCGGCCACTTTCTCTGCTCGGTTTGATATCACGCGGGCCAGTTTGCTCAGGCCTGGACTGCCTTTATTCTCTGCCATATCTGCCTCCTATCAATCAAAGCTGCCATCATCAACCCAACCATAAACATGCGTTTCAGACCAATTCTCATATACCAGGTGCCACGGGTGCGCTTTTCCGCTGCCGTTTGCGATTGTAATCTTCGCGCGGCCTGCTGATACGTTGTAGCCCTTGGCTCCAGGATAAGAGCTAATATAGTGCTTGCCGCCGTGGAAGTTCACAACGTCGCCCACTTTATAGGTCTTTTTCTTCGTTTCCGTTTTCTTCTTGGCTGTCGTATCTGCTTTTTCTACCTGCATAGTCATTTTCCCGCTGTCAGCGTCGTGCTGCACGCTCTTGACAATGTAAAAGCCATTCAGCGCACCGACCGCCAGGTGTACCATGTCGCCCTTGCGTACCGGCGGGGTGTCGGGTGCTTGCACGGTTGCTGTTTCTTTCGGTTTCCCGTTTTCGTCCAGCATGTCCTGTGCCGTTTCCTGGGCTTCCGACAGGTTATCACTGCTGGCATGGTTTACAATTCGTTGGAAGATTCCGTACTCCGTTTTTCCGTTCTTGACTGCCTCAACCTTTGGCAATCCGTCTGTTTTTTCAGAGGATACAATCTTCACACGGGTAACAAGGTTTGCAATGCTTACTTTGTGCTTGCTGGACACGCTGTTGTTGCCCTCAAAGTGATAAATATCTTTGTTGCCTCCTACGGCCACAATAGAAACTTTGTTCTCTGTGCTCCGCACAATCGCCTTGCCTCCGCCTTTTTTCTTGGCTTCGTCCAGGATCCCGCGCACCACGTCACCCAGGTATGAATTTTTATACAAAATCTTTGAGTGACTTACATCCGGGCCGCTGTAGCTGCTCAGGGTAATGCCCCAGCTCTTGAAAACTTCTGTCAGTGCGCTCTTGGTGCCCTTTCCGGCAGCAAAATAAATGTTGTCCTGGGACCGCTGCATACTGTACAGGTTGTCATAAGCAACCACGTTGAAAACCTCGTCAGCTTTCGTTGTGCTGCGCTCACATTCTGTTACATTTCCCATGGCCACAATACCCTTGCCACTGCCCCAGTACGCTTTTATTGCCACCACGCACCCGATCTTTATCAGGGAGGACAGTCTGGAGCCGTTATACTTGGCGTTGTATAACTCAAAGGTTATTTTCATGGCCAGTTCGTCCTCTTCCTCCTCCCATCCCAGGCCCTCAACCGCCTGGGTAATGTTCAGCTGCACTTTCTTTTCCGTGATCGCAATCACGTCATAGTGCACTTTGCTTACTTCGATCACTCAGCTGCACCTCCCTTACTTGGCCGGTATGGTCAGCTTTTGGCCTGGGTATATCAGATTCGGATTCTTTATCTTGTCCCTGTTCAGGTTGTAAATTTCCGTGTATCTGGAGCCTTTACCCAGCAGACGCTGTGCAATCCTCCATAAACAATCCCCGGATTTTACCGTGTAGGTGGTCGTCTTTTTGCCTGTTTTTGGCTGCGTCTTTTTGGGCGACGGTCTGGTTGGCGTCTTTATTTTCAACTCGCTGGTGGTATAGATATTTATCTCTCTGGCAATAATCAGCTTAATGTCATAGAAAAAATCTCCGGAACCACCTTTGTATTTCCCTTTAAAGCTGGAAACATAAACGCTGTAATTTATGCAGGTACCAGTGCACAAAAGCGTGCACTTTGTACCTTTGTCCCGGTACTTTTCCAGGTTCTTGATCAGTGTGTCGGGCTTGGTATACTTTCTTACCAGTCTGTTTTTCTTCCGCACTGCCCCTGGAAACATCCCGGACCATGAAATTTCTTTCGTTCCTTGTCCGCGGGGGAGCTTTACGTCCCCCAGCGAAATAATGCTGTACGTCATAAACTTGGCGTCAGCGCCCATTGTTATAGTCTCCGGCAGCATAGGAAACTGTATTCTGCTGCCGCCGGACGGTGTCAGGTAAATATCCATATCCCTATGCCTCCTGTACAAGCGGCATGTTTGCAAAAATCTTGCTCATGCGCTCTGCGATCTCGTCTCCCAGGTCGTCTGCCATTTCGCGGATCCGGTTCTTCATAACTTCAAAAACCTTTTCCTCGTCCATGTTTCCGCCCTCGATCTTAATAACCGGACTCATGTCCACGTTAATCTCAAAGTTGTTATTGCCCTGCTGTCCCTGCACTGCTGCATTGACAGAAACGGCTTTCTTGCCCTCGGATTCCTCTTCGCTACTATCCCCCGACATTTCCTGGCCGGTTACGCTCCACACGCTCTTGCTTTCGTCCTGCGGCTGTGCCTGCAACGGTAAAATGGTATTGCTGGCCAGTTCTTCGCCGCCAGGTCCTACAATTCCGCCGTTTGCGTGAGCTGCAATTTCTCCGTTGCTGTCCAGCACGCCCAGGTCCTCGCCTGCCCGCTGCCACAACGCAATGCCGCGGCCGCGTCTGCCCGGTACCGTCGGGATAACATACTCTTTGCCCTCTTCTCCTAACCAGGATAATTCTGCGCCATGCAGACCCACCTCTCCACCGTTCGCGTGTCCGGCAATGGATACGGAAACCGTTGATCCGCTGCTGTGCGTGCTCAGTGAAGCACTTGGGTTCGTGATATGGTAATCAACTGTTACATTTACAGAAGCCCTTGCAGAATAAGGGGAGTTAAAAGCTGCTTGCAGCTCACTTCCTACCTGGCTGTAAACTGCTGCTATATTGTCGCTGGCTTTCTCGATTGTCACATCCGTGCTGCCATTGGTCTGCATAGTGTTGGAAAATGTATCATCAAGTTCCGCCTGTGCAGCCTGTTCCACTGGCGTTGTGTCCGTGGATCCGGCTGTCGTGGTCACGTTTACCTGCTTCTCAACAGTCGTGTCCTCACTGCCGCTTGCCGCGCTCTGCTCCACTGCTGCCTCAATGCCACTTGTGTCTACCTGTACCAGATCGGACGGTATAGTTACCGTTGCCCCGGATTGTACCTGTATGCCGGCGCCGCTCAGGGTTCCGGTTTCCATTCCCAGGGCGGCCTCTATCTGCGCCATGGCTGTCTCAGAATCAACCTCAACGTTTGCCAGGTCCACCTTTACGCCGTCAGCAGTAACAGAAAACTCTGCGCCCTCTGCAGTCAGTGCGGACATAGCCTGGTCAATAGCTGTTTTGGCTGCGTCTCCGTCAACCTCTGCAGTCAGGTTATCCATGGAAATTTTCAGCTCGTCGCCTGCGTGGATAATATACGGGCTTTCAATGCCGTTTTCCTCAGCTATTGTCTGCCAGTCAATTCCCAGGGCGTTGCCGATTTCCCATAAGCAATCCCCAGCCTTTACCTTGATGGTTGCGCCCTCTGCGGTCACGTCCTCGGTTTCGGCCAGGTCGCCCAGCTTTTCGTTTAAACTGGAAACCCATGCGTCTTTGTCAATGTCCACGCCGTCAACTTCTGCTTTCAGATCTCCCAGTTCCACCGGTTCGTCTGTGACGGAAGCTGTTGCACGTTTCCAGGCTGCGGAAAATTCCTCGCCCAGCTGCCCGTTGGCATCCATCTTACTTACTGCATCAATCAGTGCTTTGTCCCCGGAATCTGCAATGTTTTTGGCGTATACGTCCCAGGCTGCACTTGTGTCTCCGGAAGCAGCACCGATGGCCATTGTCTCGTTGAATTTGTCCATGATCTGCTTTGGTATTTCTTGGCCAACATTCACGTACTCGTCAACCAAACTGCGCATTGCGTCTGCGTCCGGTTTCATAACCTGCCACCTGTCATTAAGTGCGGCCTGGTCTGCGTCGGACGTCCATTTTGCAGGACCGAATCCGCTCATTCCGTTCCCACCGCTTAGTGACTTGACCTCGTCCTCCATTGTCAGTGCCCAGCGGCCCATCATGTTGTTGGCCAGTTCCTGCTGCGCCATGACCAGTGCCTCGCCTGCTGCCTTTTGCACTTTTTGGTTACTTTCCTGGATCTTGCTTCCATACGTGTCGCTTAGTGTATTGGTTTCAAAATCCAAACTGGTCATAAGATCATTGGCTTTCTGGTTCCTAATCGCCTGCCCGGACAAATTCTTGTAATATTCGTTCTGGGTTGCTGTTATTCTTCCAGAAGATTTAGCAGCATTTAAGTAGGAGTAAAACTCTGTTGCCAGTGCCTGGGTTTCCTGCGCTGCAGTATCTCTCTGCCCTGCCAGAGCCTCAACTACGGCTCCAAAAGATTCACTTGTCAGGTCTTTTCCACTTAATTTGCCGTATTCCTGGTTGATCCAGTCCAGCTGCGCCTGTGCTTCCGCCTGCTTCCATTTGCTGGTTATGCTGTTCATTTTATCCTGTAAAGCTGCCACTGCCTGCGCTTCGTCAACATCAATAATGCCGTCCTGCAGTGCTTCCTCCACGGCCGTTTTCAGGTCGTTGGACAGGTTAGTCAGTTCCAGGTGGTCTGCTCGCGCCCATTCCTCAATACTGCTTGCCAGGCTTTCGCCCTCCTCAGTACCTCCCAGGAATGTCTGCACGCTTATATGGGCCGCAAATGTCCGGCTTTCAAGCTCAGAAATTTTACTTTCCACAAAGGTTGTTACATTGTCCTTATAGGACTGCTGCTCGTCAGCGGTCAGCTCAATGCCGACGCTGCTTTTCCAGGTCAGTGCCTGGTTTGCTTGCAGCGCTTCCTCTGCTTTCTTTCTCAGTTCGTCGGCGTTCTTAAATTCATTGATCGCCATTTCAACATTTACCAGGTACTTTGCATTTAAGATTCCGGAAGCTGCTTCCTCTGCCTGTTTCGCGCTCAGCTCAATGCTGCCAAAATGGTCCGCCAGGCTGTTGCTGATCTGTTTCTCGTTGTAGTTATCTATAGCCACACCGATAGCAACCACGGCCGCTGTAATTGCCGCTGCTGCAAGACCGATTTTTCCGGCTGTCGGAATCATTGCCCCCAGGTCACTCACAAAAGCACCAACGGACGGGGCTGTCTGCGCTGCCAGGCCTATGTTTTTAATAGCTCCGCCAATAGGGGACAGGGCTTTTACAACATTACCGGCGTTGCTGATCAGGGAAGTTGCGCCCTTTGCAATTACTCCGGCACTCAGCCAGGAAGTTAGGCCGGTTTTTTCTCCGCCTGGCATAATCTTTGCAGCTTCTCCAAACAGGTTGCTCAGGCCTTTGGATAACAGGTGTTTGCCTTTGCTTCCAGCCCATTTTGTAAATGGCTCTGCGATCAGTGTGTCCCATGCAATATCAACCTTTCCAAACAGGTCTGCGTTCTGCCATTCCTGGGAGTTGGTCATACCGCTCACGGTTCTCTTGATTCCCTCGGCCTTGCCGTCAACAAAATCCATCAAGTTTGTAAGTGCCGCTGTCGCTGCCGGTGTTGCGTCTGTAATCGCGTCAACCACGCTGCGGACATACGGTGCCAGTCTCTGCCCGAAACTGTTCTGTACACCCTCCACGGCGCTCTGCATAAGGGTCATAGAACCCTCTAGGTTATCCAGCATAGTGTCCGACATGTCCTGTGCTGCGCCATCCGCATTGTAAATGGCGTCGCTCAGTTTGTTGTAATCTTCCTCGCTGGCGTTGATGATCGCCAACATTCCGGCCATGGCTTCTTTTCCGAAAATCGTACTAGCTGCCGCCGTCTGTTCAGTCTCGGAAAGTCCTCCCAGGCTGCCGCGCAAGTTATCCATAACACCTTTCAGTGTTTTCATGTTTCCTGTGCTGTCAGTCAGGCTGATTCCGTACTTCTCCATAGCTGTTGCCATGCTGTCAGTAGGTGCAGCCATATTTGCCAGTGAAGTCTTTAAGGCTGTACCGGCCATACTTCCCTTGATGGAACTATTTGCCATAAGTCCCAGTGCCAGGGATGTGTCCTCGACGCTATAGTTCATAGCACCTGCTACCGGGGCAACATACTTGAAAGATTCTCCCAGCATACCGACATTGGTATTTGCGTTCGCGCTGGCCTGCGCCAACACGTCTGCAAAGTGTCCGGAATCCTCAGCTTTCAGGCCGAATGCTGTCAAGGCATCCGTCACAATGTCACTGGTGCTTGCCAGGCTTTCGCCGCTGGCTGCTGCCAGGTTCATAATGCCGGATATACCGGAGATCATCTGATCAGGTTTCCATCCGGCCATTGCCATGTAGTTCATAGCCTCAGCAGATTCCGTGGCTGTGAACTTGGTTGTTGCGCCCATTTCCTGGGTTTTTGCCGTCAGGTCCTCAAACGCCTGCCCGGTTGCTCCGGAAATAGCCTGGACTTGGCTCATCATGCTCTCAAAAGACTTATAGGTGTTTACTGTATCGCCCAGGCCTACGCTGATACCCAGTGCCGCGCCCGCCTGTGTCAGCGGGTTCTTTGCTGCATTTACAATGGCCGACAATGGTGCGGTGGCTGCATCCACAATACTTACCGTGGCCGTCCAGACGCTTCCGTCCCAGGCTGCTGCCTTGTCCATCACGTCGTCAATAACCGGGCTTGCATTGTCGTCTGCTCCCAGCTGTGCGGATCCGGAACTTCCGGAAAAGTTCTCAACAGCATCCTGCGCCGATCTTACAATCGGGGTTGCGTTATCATCCGCCCCCAGCTCCGCCGTGGCGCTCGTACCGTCATACATTTCTGCTGCGTCTGCTGCCTCCCGTATTGCCTGGGTGGCGTTGTCGTCTGCTGTTAGCTCTACGGTTGCCACATCCCCATCCAGGGACGCCAGCGCGTCGCCCGCGTCCCTTATCTCCATGGTGGCGCTATCATCCGCGCTTAACCCCACAACCGCCTCATTACCATTCAGGGCGGTTAGTGAGTCGCCCACGTCGTCGATAATTCCGGTTGCGTTGTTGTCTGCTCCCACTTCAACGTCCGAGGCGGTGCCGTCCAGGGTTGCTGCCTGGTCTGCTACGTCGCTCAGGGTTCCTGTGGCTGCATTGTTCACACCTACATCAACGCTTGGACTTACGCCGTCCAGGGATTCTGCCTGGTCAGATACCCGGCTCAGTCCCTGGCTTGCGTTGTCGTCTAGCTCAATGTCAATATTGTGTGCTCTTTCCAACCGATCAAGGCGGCGCTGTGTGCGGTCCCACGCACGTTCAAACGCCGTCAGGTTTCTTGTGGCCGACTGCACACCAGCACCGGTGCGGTCAACCGCTTCTATCGGAATTTCAATAGTTAATGTTTCGGCCACTTTTACTCACCGCCCTCCTCAGTGCCGTCTCTTGCTTTCTGCTCAGCTATCAGCTGTATTTTCATACTTTCCAGCATGAGCACCTGCGCCCAGTCTGGTTTGCTCAAAAACTCGTCAAATGGGATATGATGCCGTTGGAAAATAATGTGCATAAGCGTTGTTTTGCCGCCGGCTTCGATTAGTTTTTTGCTACATCCTCCATAGTCGGCTGATATCCGGAAATCTCGTCAAGTTTGGCCAGGATCTCGTCTTTCTCGCCGGATTTCAGAACCACCTCAACCAGGTCAGTACCGTTCAGCACGTTCAGGTTCTTCCATGCGTCACGGTTATCCCAAATCTTGTCACGATCTTCCTCAACAGTTGCCTCATAGATCAGCTGTGCACGGTATCTGGCAGCGTCAACACTCTCTGCCACTCTTGTACCCAGCTGCTTGTTGCGCTTGTAGTTTGTGTTATCTTTCTTACACTTCAAATATTCATCTTCACCCATAGGGCGGATACGGAAAGACAGCACAACAGCGCCGTTTCTCTTAATTTCAATCGGTACTGCTTCCTCTGCGTCTGTCTTGTATGCGGCGGCTGCCATAAGTCCGCCCAGGATGTCATTTTCGTACTTTCTCACTGTTGCTTTCTTCTCGTCCTCAGTCATTTCAACAGCTGCCTCATTTTCTAAATTCACATTCTTAGTTGCCATGTTCTCAAATCCTCCTGGTTTATTTTAAAAATGCCGCGAGGCTATTCCCCGCGGCTTTGTCTGTGTAGTTATATGGTTTTAGGCTCTCAGTTTGCCCTGCTGGTTTACTGCACCGTTTACGAACAGGCTCCACTGTCTCTTGATCAGGTCGCCTACTGTTACGTTCTGCAGGTCAATGTTTCCGGACGGTACACAATCGTTGTATACCAGTCTTTCCTCGGAACCGTTGCGGCCCTTAATAACACCCTGGAAGTTCCAGGACGGCATTTCTCCGGACTTCATTCCGGCCAGCAGATCAGTAATAAACTCGCCGTCCTCTACCACGATTTCGGTAAAAGTAAGTGTCTGGCCATAGCTGGTAAAAATCTCATGTTCCTGTGGGTCGCCCAGCGGCTGGAACTTAGTATTTGTTACGTTTACCTGTGCCTGGTATACTTCCATAGTGGCCAGCAGTTTGCCCTTTGCATTGTACAGTGCGCCGTTTTTTCCGGTCAGCACTTTCTTGGCGTTAGCAACCGCCTGTGTGTTAATAATACTCATTGTCCTTTATCTCCTTTCTTTACTCGGAATCTTCCTCAGCTGCAAAACGGAAGCGGAATGTCAGGTAAATAGTTTCAATGCTGTCAAGGTCGTCAACAGCAATAATGAACCATGCAGAATCTCCCTGCGCCGGATTTCCCTCGTCCTCAATTACGGTACCGGATAACAGCTTCTTTTCTCCCACCATTGCGTCAATAACGCGCTGTGCGGCTGCAATAACAGCTGCGCGGCCGTCGGGATCGTTGTCCACCTGGCCGATCAGGACCTCTGTAGTCTGCTCAACACGGTCCATAAGTTCGAAACGCTCTTTCACGCGGCGGATTTTCTTCCAACCTGCATCCTGGTCTTTGCTCAGGGTTACAAGAGTGTTGATCGCCTTTTCAATCCATACCTGCTTGCTCTTGCTGGTGGACAGCACAAGGCAACCGGATTTCAGGGCTTTCTTAATGGTTCCGCTGTTCAGGGTTTCTTTCAGGCCTGCTGCTCCGCTGATCACGGTATGAGTCAGGGAAGCATTTGCAGCACCGGCGCAAATCAGACCGCCGATTCTTGCCGCCAGCATATAACCCTCATACTCAACGCCGTCTGTGCCGATGTACGGATTCAGTACATAGTGGATTTTTTCGTCATTGAATGCCGCTGCGTGCTGCATACGGGTTTCAATCTCCACGGAGCTAGGCTCTGCCACGGTCGCCATGGTATATGCTCCCTCCTGGAACACTCTGGCAACGTGAGTTGCAATCAGTGTGTGGACTGCTGCGTCGTTGGTGTCAACGATGATCATGTCTCTCACTTCTGCCTCGCTTGCGTTTGCAGCTTCTCCGTATGCTGCGGTGTTTACTGTCGGGTTTGTACCAACAGTAAAGGCTTTCTGTGTAACATCTGCCAGAGTGCCGTTTCCTGGAGCTTTCTTTGTAGCTTTCACGTACTTGCTGTTTGCAAATGCGGCCACAATTCCGTCAACCTCTGTTTTTCCGGCTGCAAAGGTTACTTTTTCAAGGGCTTTTGTTCCCTCATAGATGGTTGCCTCTTTTGCTGCTTCATCATCCAGGGAAGCCTTTACGGTAATGGTAAATGCTCTGTTTCCCGGATAAAGTGCTGTAAGCACAACAGCATCAACAGCAGCGCTGGTTGTGGTATCTTTCAGAGTAATTGTTGCCGGTGTTCCGCCAGTTCCAACACGTACCACAACGCACTCCTCCATGCCTCCGGCCATAAATGCTGTGATAGCATCATATCCGGAACCCGCACCGATAACGTTGGAAACATCAGTGCTCTGGTCAATCGTGACCGGTGTGTTTAATGCTCCCCAGTTACCTGTTACAAGTGCGCAACCGACGCCGGATCTGGCTCCGGCTGCTTCTACTCCGCCCGCGTTCTCATAGCGCTTGTATACGCCAGGGCGTTCTTTCTTTTCTCCTACAACAAAAAATCCGCTCATTAGTTTTTAACCTCCTTGTTGGCAAATTTCTTTACAAGCTCCTCAGCTTCCGCTTTGGTCGCTTCTTTCTTTCCGGCTACTGCAAAAGCAGCGCGCACAATGTCCGGGCTGTATTTGCCCTCAAACACTTTTGCAGCTGCTCTGGCGTATTCCTCGGCAGTGTAGACCGGTGCTGTGAGCTTCTCAGCCGCCTCATTTTCGACTTTTACGGCCTCAGCCCTGGAATTGTCCGCCTGTGCCTGTTCAGCCGTTTCTGTGGCTTCTGTGGGCTTCTTGGTTGTTGCCATTTCTTCGTCCTCCTTATTTGTTGAAATAGGTTTCTTTCAGTGGGTGGGAATACCCACTGAAATTCTCAGTTGCGTACTGCCCTTTGATGGTTATCTGCCCCCTGGTCAGGTAGTCGGCGGCATTATCAACCGCCAATTCATCAAAAAGCAGCGGTGCACCGTCCAGGAGGATAATTTCTCCCAGTCTGGCCAGGGTGTCGTATAGATACCGTGTCCAGCTGTTCCTTGCCTCCGGCGTTGGTGCGATCACATGTATGGCCATGCTGCACTCCATCCATGTGAGTGCGCATGTCTGGCGTTTCTTTTTCGTCCCGGAAATGCGCACATAAATAGCCGGGTGGAAGTCACTCGGCTCATAAAAACTTTCAATATGGTCTTTGTTGATCACAAGGGCGTCTGTTTCCCAGCGTTTCAAAAATTCCTGCATTGCAAGTGCCGGATCCGGTGCCTGTGTGATCTGCTGTGGGAATGCAATCAGCAAAAATGTAAGCGAACACCCGTTTACTAGGGTGTTAGGGTTCTGGCTGTCATTCACTTCAAACAGCTCCGTTCTGGCCCAGGTAATACAATAGGCTCCATCATCCGCCTGCATTACCACGTCGCAAAGCGCTATGCGCACCAGCGGCGCCAACTCCTCCGGTGGCTTGCCTGTGTCGTCACTGTATACGTTCACGCTTACCATGCCGCTGCTGTGCCGTTCCGGGTCTGCTGTCATGTCTACCAGGTAATCAGCGCGGGGGTACTGGCTCACTCCCCACCCCTGGGCTTTGTCGTCCGGTGCTTTCTGTAAAAACATCGCCGGAACGCCCTCATACTTTGCCAGGCTCTCTGCCAGTTCTTTCTCCTGGACAAGCCTGGTGTAGATCAGTTCTTCCAGGGTCATGCTGTCGCGCTGTCGCTTTCATTCTCTGCGGGTACAATGTTCTGTACGGCCTGCATGTCCTCCGTCCAGGTTCCCTGCCATTCCCCGCCGGCCACTTCACTTGCCAGTATTACAAAGTGGTTTGAAACATTCCCTATGCCAGTGTGGTAAAGCACAACGAGCTCATTGCTGGTTATCCCAACAACAAGCCCGTTTTTGTACTCGTCCCATGTTTTATGCTTTGCCCTTATCAGATCGCCCTTGTGCACCTGCTCACTGTCAAAAACAGGTGCCGCTCTGTCTTTTATCAATGCCATGTTGGCACCTCCTTACACGTTGTACGGTGCTCCGAAAATGCTTTTGATTTCGGGTTCCGCTTTCTGTTTAATCTTTTCCACGTATGGCCTTGCCGCCATTTTGCTTGTGCCATGTTCCAGGTACCCTGCATAATGGGTATCTGTCTCAATGGCCACTTTCACGGATAAAGCCCCGCCGGAGGATCCTGCCACCGGTCTGAAGCTGCTCCGCAACTTTCCACTGCGTACTGCTGGCGGTTCGCCTGGTGCAGACGCCGTGTAACTGCTCTTTTTAAATGATTTCTTGTAGCTCCTGCCGCCTCGCTGCCCTCTCAGCACTTGCAGCTCCGCATTTTTCAGCGCCCTGCTGCCTCTTGCGGCTCTGGATTTCATTTCCTGGCCGATAGCGGTCACTTTTTTTGCTACTTCAACGCTTATATCAGGCACGCTCATACGTCTGCCCTCTCTTCCACGTAATAGATGGTATACAGCCCCAGCTGCCCCGGTTCGTCAACGCCCTGCACATAAAACTTGCGGTTTCCGCATGTCAGCTGGTCCGTTTCCGCTGCTTTCGGGTGTCCCCGGTCCACAATCGTGTGTGTGATCGGGTGCTGTATCTGTTCCCATCTGGCTTTTTCCTGCGGTGTTGCCTGGGCCAGAACGGCATGTATCATGGCACTGTCGTTGCTTTCATATTTTTTTACAGGGCGGCCTTTCCCATCTATGCCGCTGGTGCATTTTGCGACAAGAAAATCCTTGTACAAATTACCTGGTCTTAAATAAAAGATCGCGCTCGCCCCCTCCTGTTTTTGCATACGCATTGTCGTGCATACCGCCATAAAAATAATGACCTCCGTCTGTTCCCGATTCCGGAGAAGCCTTTCCGGCCGTTGGTACCGTGTCAGCTCCGCACTCTTTTTTCAGCTGTTCGTACTGCTTCCGCCAAAATTCTGCGCGGCTCTGCATTTCCAACTTTAACGGTCCGACCGTCGTGTTCACTTCCATGCCGAACCGGCGCATTATGCTTTCCAGCACGGCCAGCTTGGCACGTTTCCACGTCTTTCTTGCCGCAATGATGGCCTCGTATTCTTCGTTGCACAAAGCGCTGGTTTCCTGCTCGCCCTCGACCATGGTGTCGCCTATTTCGAAGCGCATACGGTCAACGCCAGGCTCTCCTATCTTCTCCGGATTATAGGTATACGTCTTTTTCTTCATGCGGCTTTACCTTACCTTTCTGCAGGTTCCAGGGCCTCTGCCTGGCTCTTGGCAGCTTTCTTTACAGTGTTGCGGGAATCAGCAGCGTGTAACACAATCAAAACGTTTTCGTTTGTCACGTCCTTGACTGCCTTTGCCGCCTCTTCCGCGTTCATCTGCATAATAGAAAAAATATGCTGCACGTCTCCCTCTGTCAGCGGCACACCCATAACCTGGGCGGTGTCTCCGTCAGATTCCTGCACTACCGGGATGGAAAATGTAACCTCTTCCCCCGTTTCCACCTGCACCAGCTCAGCAACAGGAAGCTCAGTGCCTCCTGTTACCTCAGCAATGCAACCAGCGCGTACCAGTGCACGCTCTCTGGACGGGAGGATGTGTCCATCCTGGATCAGCTCTCCCGGCTTGTAATCGTTGCCGAGTAGTGTGATCGGCTTTACGCATACATAGCTCATAACATCCTCCTTCCAGGCATTACACACAATCAGTAAAGTATGTTGCCAGATCGTCGGCTGTCTTTCTCATGTCGGTGCTCATAAGTCCCTCAATGAACTCGCTGTGTGTTCCGTTCTCTCCCTCGTACTGATCCATAGCAGTATAGGAACCATTTCCCAGCATATCCCAGGTAAAAATATAGCCAGCGGACGGCTCGTCTACCTGCGGGGTGTTGGTTGCATAGCACATCAGGGCGGCGTTGCTGTCACAAATAAACTGCATGTTTGCCTCTTCTCCCTGTTTTGCCACGTTGTAGGTGGATTCCAGTACCTTAACCTGCTCAAATCCCAGTACCTGGGCCAGAACCTGCTGTGTTACGATAGCCGGGTTTGCAGTGGATCCGGTGTACTTCACACGCTCAACAATGTCCGGGTGCTCTTTCAGTGCCAGGTATGCGTCATAGCCCAGGGCTAAACGGTTAGGCTGGCGGCGGCCTCTGCGCTTAATATCGCGGCGGCGCTCGTCAAAGAAGTGTACCGGATCAAAGTTGGCATCATTAAATTTCAGGAACTTCTTACCAGTCGGGTTGCTGTCTGTTCCCTGCCATTCGTCTCCCCATACTCCACTGTGGAAAAATCCCTTTGCGAAAAGGATATCAAGGTGCAGGCTCATCTGCTCGTTAGCAAAACGAACCTTGGCGCGGCGTGGATCCTGTACGCCTGGCGCATGGCTGCGCTGGTAGTTCAGTGCTGCGATCTGGTCAATGCCGACAATAACCTGGTCAACCTTGCAGCCATACTGGTTTTCTCCTGTTCCCATGATGGCCGGATTAACTTTTCCGAATGCCGGTTTGCGGGCTACGTTGTCCCTCGCAAGATCTCCCTTGTCGAATGTGTAGTAAAATCCGGAGCTAGTAGCTACCGGGCAAATCGGGAAAATGGACGGTGCCACCCAGTCGCCAGGCTGTGCGAAATATGCCTGGGACATATTAGTCAGGTACTGGTTTGGCTTCCATCCTTTTACAATTTCTGCCGCAATCCCTGCGTTAGTGCTCATTACATTTCTGCTCATAGTCTTTTATTCCTCCTGTTTATTATTCTGCTGGCTTGTAGCCTGCTTTTACGATCTGTACAGCAATGCGCTGGCCTGCTTTTGTTGCTTCTTCCAGCGCAATGCCAACGATAAAGGACTTTGCTGTTGCCTTTACTGCCTTGCCGCCTGCTCCGACTGCCAGCTCGTCGCCGTATGCTACGGCTGCGCCAGCTGTCCATGCGCCAATATCCTTGATCTGCACGTCCAGGTCGTCCCCTGCTGTTACTTTGTCGTCGCATCCAGGCAATACAATACCGATGGCGTTCTTGCCTGCTGTTGCCACTTTTCCGTCAGCGCCAACTGCTAAAAAAGCCGGTGCCGGAATCTCTTCCCCGGCCTTTACCACAATTACTGCACTGTCATTGATAACTGTTCCGTAATAGCTCATGATCTCTGCCTCCTTATCGTCTTGTTGCCTCATACTCATGTACAAGGTCAGGGTTCTGTACACATGCAGCGTCAATGGATTCTGCATAGCTCAGGGTGGCGTTGCTCTTGCGGATTTCCTCCGCTTTCTTTTCGATCTGGCTCCATGCGTCAGTGCCTCCTGTGGCTCCTACGCCTCTTTTGCCAACCTCTCCGAAGAGTCCAGATTTTTCTACCGCTGCCACTGCTCCGTCAAGTACGCCGATCATGTCGTCGTATGCAGTGCCGCCTGCTGCCTGCAGTGCCTTTAATGTCGGGACCAGTTCTTCCGGTTTCTTGCCGATGATCTCGTACTTCTTCGCAACGTTGTAAAGTTTTTCCTCCTGCGCTGCGTCTGCCTGCTTTCTCAGTGCGATCAGTTCAGCTGCCACTAACGGGTGCAGGCCCTTGTAAATATCTTCGCCAGCTGCCTGCTGTCCTGTTGCTCCCTGTGCGCCCTCAGCGGCCGCTCCTGGGGTTTCTACTACTCCGGTGCCCGCTGCCTTGCCTACGCCCTCCGGCGCTGCTCCTGCGCCTGCTCCTGCGCCCTCAGCTCCATCCTCAACACCATAGCGCTTTTTAAGTTCTTCAAACGCCATGCGGTCTGTTGCTGTCATGTTTGCCTCGTTGAATTTCATGTCAGTTTCTCCTCCTATAAATTTCTTTGTTTTGGTTTTTCCGTTATCTTCCGGCGGTGTCTCCCCGCCCTCCTGTTCAGGATCCTCTGTTTCCGGCGGCTGCGGTTTGCCTGTCGCCTTTTCAATCATCCCTCCCAGGCGGTCAACGGTTTCCTGCATGTGCTCTACGCTCACGGCACCAGCTGTTTTTACAATCTGTGCCGTTTTACCTGCGCCCCAGGAAGTAACCAGGCCCTTGATGGCCACGTCAAACTCGTCAATGCTCTGGTTCATCAGTGCGGCCTTGTCCGTTACTTCTTCGTCCCGGATAATGCTGCACAAGCTGTTTTCCAGTGCAAAACACACATCCCAAATTTCATCAGTAATGCGGCGGAGCTTGCGTTCTTCCATCTTGTCATTGAATGTATCTGCTTTTTCAATGTCGGCCACTGCGCTGTCAATGTCTGCTTGGTCCAGCTTCAACGCCTTGCCAATGGCAGAAAAGAACTTGTGTAGGCCGCTTTTTGCTGGTGCCTGTTCCGGATTCTGGCCCGTCGGCTGTTCTTCCGGTTTCCCGCCGTTTCTCTTATACAGGGCAACGTGCGCGTGCTGGTTTGCGCCAGCATCCACCAGGCTAACCTCTGTTACTTCCAGGTCTTTCAACTTTGTCTTTGCCACTTTGACCGTGTCCTCCTCTCTAAATTTTTATAAACAAAAAACACCAGTTTCCCGGTGTTCCTGCTTATCACTCTGCTGCGGCTCCGTCGTCGTCCTCAACTTCTTCCCGGATCGCGGTGCCGCCAATGGAGAACATGCTGTATTCTCCACTTTTCACTTTCTCCCATACGTCATCATCAGTGACGCGGAAGCCAATCCACCAACCAACCGGCAAGGTACCGGCGGCCAGTCCCATTGCTGTCTGCTTTTCCTCAGTCAGCACAACGCTTTCCACCATGACTGCGGTGCCCGTTCTTTCGTGCATTTCCCCGCCGTCTCGATACAGCTCTGCAAATTTATAGGCTGCGGCTTCCAGGGTTTCCGGGTCGATCATGTCCTCCTGCAGGTCAACAACCTCATTGCCGCCCACATCCACGGACACGTTGGCCCACCCAAATACAAGCCGCTTGTCCTCGTCTACTTTCTGAACCTTAAAGCGCCCCTTTTTCTCAACCGGCTGCGCCCGGCTCTTAATAATGTCACTGAAAGTCTGCATTTTCTCCTCCTTTTAGGCATGAAAAAAGCGCCTGGGTTCTTCCAGACGCTCTGCGTTAAATGGCATTTCTGCACATTATTGTTGATTTTCTGCACGTTTTCCGCGTTTTTGTCACGCTTTACGCTCAAAAATGTACGTTTTTGATTTTAAGTGTCCGTGCGGTGTCCTTTTCGCCTGTTCTCTTCCATCTCCCAGGCTCCAATTTCTGCCACGCGGCTGTTTGGCCAGTTCTTCCGGTACCAGAAATGCAGATCTGCTGTATTCTGGCAGCACTCAGCAATGTCCTTGCCCTGCGCGATCCACTTCCAGGTTTCTTTCCGGAATGTCTTAATATCCAGTGCAGAAAATTTATAGGTGCCGCCTCTGGCACCCATTACACTGTCATTACATTCAAACTCAAAATAGTCCCCGGTGTCCTTGATCACTTTTCCGGTCAAGGCCCATATACCGGAATCAGGTACCGCAAAATGCAGGCGCCCGTCCCGTGGATCCACAATAGGCTGTACGGCCACATTAAACATGCCAGGCATGTGCGGCTGTTCAAACCAGTATGCTTTTCTATAATCCATTACAGTTCACTCCCTACGGTTATAAATTTTTCAATATCAATGCCGTTAATATCCATTATACCCCGTGCTCGAAGTTCACTCAACAGGTGCTGCCTTTCATATCTGCTATTGCACATGATTTCTGTAAAATATCGGCTATCTATTCCGTTTCGGAACATAATTTCATTACTTCCAGCAAAACTGCTTTCCATATTCTTGACAAACTGTTCAGGGCTTGCCCCGTATTTACTTATATCTGCAACTTTTCCAAACTTATCCCCGCCAAAAGAATAATAGTCTGTACGTTCCAGGACTGCGGTACTCATTTTTATCTGGTAGTCGCCCGCTACACTGGCGTTGGAAAATTTTCGCTTTGCTTTCTGCGCGCTCCCGGTCACAAGTCTGGTAAATGCGTTATCAGCTCCGCCGGTTCCCATATCAGAGTACATGCTGGCACCAGCTGGCTGCTGTATGCCCTGCTTGATTCTGCTCATGGTGGACGAAATTCCGCCGCTTTGCAAAATTTTTATAACGTCGCCCTCTCTGGAAACACTATGGTAAACATACTTTGCGCCGGCCTTTTCCAGGTCCTTTGCAAGTCCAGGAACCACATAGGTTATATAGCCGTTGTATTCGTTCTGGAGCTTCATGCTGACCAGCTGCACCACATTGATATTTTCCTGGGCGATTATCTCGTCCAGTTTGTTTACCAGCTTGCTACCTGCCAGGTCTTTCAGCTCGTCCACCCGGTTAGGTGCTTGTGACCACACAAGCCTTGCCTTTTTCAGGGTTTCCTCTGCGGCTGCTGTCGGCGTCCTGGCTACTTCATCCAGACCTACCTTTTTCAGCAGCTCCGTGGCTTTTTTGGCGTCCACTATACCATCCCCACTGCTTCGAACGCGGATTCTAAAATATCCGTCCCAGGAATGCAGGCTTTGGCCGCTGTATAGCTCAAAGGACGCATACTTTGGATCATAGGGATCCAGATAGGTAGCAACCCCGTATATGTTCGCCTGGGTTTCAACCAGTGTGTTGCTGGTCCATGCTCTTGCTGTCGGGGCCGTGGTTTCAAAGCTCATATTGATATGCTGCGCTGGGACCGTCGGGTTTGCCCCGTCCATCCTCTGCAGTACATCATCCCAGGCGCTGGACCTCAGCTTGCCGGTAATCTCATAGTGCACGTCTCCGTCTATAATCATACGGCGGGCGCTCAGGTTCATGCCCTCAACCTTGTCCGCGTCGCTCCATACCGCCTGCCCCTGCTTTGGCCCTGGGTGTATCTTGTCAAAATCTGTAAAAACATCCTCGGCCGTTTTGGTTCCTGGAGGCAAGTGCCCTGTATTGGTTGCTGCAGGTGCTTTCGGTGTTGTCTTGGCATTTCTGGCCGCCTGGTTGGCTGCCAGTCTGTCCCGTACATCCTTGCTGCACTGTTTTGCCTTTACCGGGTCGGACAAGCTGTCAATGAGCTGCTGTTTGTTCATGTTGTTGCAATAGGCAATGTTTTGTGCCTTGGCCATCTGCAGCAGATCTGCTTTTCCCATCTTTTTCAGTGCTGCCGCGTCATGCGTGACCGCCTGGATGGTCTTGGCCGTGTTCTGTGCTTCGTCCGCCCACACAAAAGCTGCCTGTTTTTTACCGGTTCGCTGGGTCAACAGGTCCGTGTAAAATGTCCGGTATGTTTCCCGGAGGTTCTGCTTTCGCTCCACAATGGCATCCAGCAGCTGCTCTGCGTCCTTTCCCTTACCTTTCAGGCTTTCGGCATAGTCCCGGAATATCTCTCTATATTCTTTGTCAGGTATTGCCTCGACCCGTTTTATATATGCCAGGGTGTCCTGCGGGTTTAGGTCCAGCTCATTGTTGGCATACTTCCGGAAAACAGTGTTGTACAGCGGCTCTGTTTCGCCATACTTGCTGTTTGGATGGTATGCGTATGTCATTTTTTCGCTGGCTTTGTCGGTAATGTACCGGAAAGACTGTTCTTTGTCTACGCCGATCAGCCGTCTGTTGGTATCTGTTACAAAATTGCCGCCGTGGCTGTCATAGTTTCCCAGCAGCCAGTCTGTAACATGTTCCCGCTGTATCTGCTGTACCTGGTCAGCTGTCAGGCCTTTGGTGCCGTACTGCTGCCACGCCTTAAAGTCGAACCCGTTCGGGTCCACGTCAATTTTCTGCTGGTATGCGCCAAACTGGCTGCCTATGTTTCCGGTGCCGACCTTGACGGCCGTGTCCGGATCCACAATGCCCTGTACCTTGTAACCAGCTTCCTGCACATAGGCCCGGAACTCTTCCGGTGTGCCGCTTTTGGACTGCGCCGGTTTGAAAAGCCATTCCGTGCCGCTGCCGTCCTCGCACAAGTGCATTTCTCCGGTACCTCCCAGGTGCGCCAGACCTTTGTCTTTCATTCCCTGCGGCATTTGCAAGCTGCCAGGGACGGACGGTGTTGCCGGATCCGGTATACTTGGCCCCGGTGTCTGGCTCTGTGCCGGCTGTATTACCGGCGGGGAAATCTCCCTATACTCAACCGCACACCTGCACTGCGGATGTGCCGGTGGTGTCAGCCTTTGCCCTCCAAAAAGTAATTTATTCAGCTTAAAATTAAAATTGCCGTCTATGCCTATCGTCTGCCCCTCTAGCCCGTTGCAGATATCACAAACGCCGTCGTCATAAGCTGTTGACCATACCTTTTCCACAACGCCCATAAGGCCCTGCGCCTGGGCCATCTTTACTGCTTCATACTCGCCGTGCTGATATGCAAACGCCATTTCTGTCTCCGCTATCATGTTAGCACGGTACCGGTGCTGTTGCGCTGCATACTTGGCCGCTGCTTCCTGGGCTTTCTTGGCCGCTGTGGCCTCTTTCATGCCTAGATTATTCTTTAGCAAGGAATCTTTCACATGATCGTAATAGTTCGCGTTTGCAATAGCCTGGCGCTGTGTCAGGCCTATGCACGGGCGTATTGCCCTGGATAACTCCTCCGCACTCTCTCCCTTGCTGTATGCTCTGGCGATCAGAGCGCTCACTGCGTTCTTTTGCTCAGCGCTTATGTTCGTCACAAACTCCGCGCCGTGCTCTTGAACCCACTTCGTTACCCCTGGCCATGTGTGATCAAAGAAAAAACTGTCATGCTGTTCCTGCACGCCCAGGCTTGCCGTTTCCATAGCTTTAACCCATACAGGGGACAGCTTGTCGCTTACCATCTTGCTATAATCCTGCTGCCACTGTTGGAAAGTGCTTTCGCTCATGTGGCCGTTCATTATAGCCTCGCGGATTTCCTTGTAGGTAATCGCATTTTGCTGGTTGGTCCATGTGCTATGCAAAATATATGCCGGTTCAGCGGACGCCGCGTTCAGGAAGCTGTTCAGCTTGTTCAGCGCATTTTGTCCGCCCTGGCTTTTCTTCTTGCCAGTCGCTTTGCGGATCCGTATCTTTTTAAATTGCATTATGGGTCCCTCCCCAGTCTCTTCCTTGCCTCCTCAACGGCCTGCATATCTTCCTCGGTCACTCCGTCAGGATCTTCCTCTCCTCCTCCGGGGTCAACCGTGCTGCTACGCTGCTGTTGTGGCTTTGCCTGCTGCCTCTGCCGCGCATTTACTGGCTTTTCTCCTCCTGGAGCCGGTACCGCCGGTGTATCATCTTCCAGGCGTTCAGGCAGGTGTGCTGCTTCTCTTACATAGTCCTCTAACTGGCTGTCTGGTGTTAAAATTCCGACGCCGGTCATTTCCTTTATGTAGTTGGCCAGCTTCTCAATGTCCTCGTCCTCAATGTCTCCGTGCTCCATTCGCGGATAATCTGTAATGCCGTTGAAGTGGTCGCCGTTCAGGTTGATCAGGCGTGGGATTGCCTGGTTATTAAAAACCTCACAAATAATATCAAGGTACGCGCCTATTGCCATGGAAAACAGTTCTGTCTTGTCGCTGCTTAGTGCAAAGCTGCCGACGCTCTGGTGTCCCAGGAAAATAAAATCAGCCAGCACGGTCATTGCCATGCGGGTGTCATATCTCTCAATGATCGCGTTGGTATCAAACTGGCGGCGGCCTCCTGTGCTCAACAGCTGGAACTGCCATCCGTTCGGAAGCGCCAGCCCCTCGGTACTGTCTCGACGCACATTTTTAACAATGGCCTCCATACCTGCACGGATGGCTACCATGTCCGGATCATCCGTGTCCCATATGTTCATGCCCTCCGGTGCCGTCAACACCGGGAAGCCTGCCAGATCTCTCTCTATACCGATTCCCTCAATCTCCTGTATGCGGCGTTTGAAGTACCAGGACCGGTATGCGTTCCTCAGTACGCTGCGCCCCTCCGGGTTGTTCTTCCGGCTCTTTGTCCGGAACAACAGGGCTTTATCTATCGGTATCGTGTACAGGCCGAAGTTTGGCGGCGGCATCTGTGTCATACCGGTCAGGTTGTCATTGTCGTCATACTCCCACTGATAAAGAGTTTCTTGTGCTCTAATAGGCAGCTTAGCCCATCCGATCAGCCCGTCGTCATACTTGCTGTTTAGGCGGCTGTCCCGATTTTTACCGCAACGCCGCTTGTACACGATTTCGTGGTAGCTCCACCCGTATGTTAAAAACGACAATATTTCCGAAATGGTATCTGTCCAGGTGTCCTGCATGTCGTCCATGCAGCTCTCAATAAACTCTGCTGCCTCTTCGTCTGCGCTCTCTGGTCCTCCTGGCTGTATGGTCCAGCTTGTCTGCCGGATCAGCATTTCAATGGCAAACAGTATGGCGCCGATCACGTCGTCATTGTCTGCCATTTCTCTGTATGTCTCCACACCTTTACGACCCTGGAGCTCTTTCAAAAATTCCTCGTAAAAAAAGCCGCCATAGCGCTTTTGCCCTATGCGGCCGATTTCTCCTGCTGTGGTTGCCACTATGACAGCCCTCCTTTCCGTCCACAAATCTTATACAGCAGCTTCTGTGCTGTCTGTTGTACCTTAACCTGCACGGAGGCGTTTCTGTCCATGTTCTTGCCGTCTCCCTTGCCGGTCTTATTGTTCCGGTTGATCCGGTTCATCAGCGACAGGCTCATTATTCCCCACCTGCCTCTGCTACCTGGCCATATCCATAGTACATAATGCCTGTACCGCTCAAAATCGTCACGCTGGCCGCTTTCAGGTACAAACAGTTGCCTGCTGTCAGAACCAGGCCGTCAACTGCTGCCGGTGCGTCCCAGGCAGCTCCCACTGTTCTGATTGTTGTATCAGTCAGCGCCTGCACCGCAACAATGTGGCGGTTCTCTGCCTCTGGTTCGTACTTAGTGGCCGCTCCGGTTGCATTATAAAGCATACAACCAAAACCGCCCATGCCAGCGATCATGCTTCCGTTTGCAGCGTTTCTGTTTCCCATTCCCATAGCCTTGCACCTCACTTTCCTCTCCAATAACTGCTCATGCCGCCCGCTACTGTCTCAGCCGGCGGTCCTGTCTGTGATGGCTTATCCATCAAATACAAAATTCCCTGCACCAGGGCGTCAACGGTATCTTTATACACGCCCTTTGGGAACATCAGTAAATCTTTCTGTAAATCAGTAACCCATGACGCCGTGTTTGGATCCGGAAAAAATACGTTCCCAGCCTCAAAATATGGTGTCACTGAAATAGCTCTCTCTTCCTTACTGCCGCGTGGGTTGAACGGTACCAGGCCAGAGACTTCTTTTCCCAGCACATCCATAACCGCCGGGCCGTTTGCCTTGTCCTCAACAACCTTTGCCCTGGCTTTTGGCCACTTGGCTGTCATATCCCGAACCGCTTTCACAGACTGAGTAAAACTCATTTTCTCGTTTACCAGGTCAAATACATAAACGTTGGGTCCGCTCCGGCCCATCACGTAACCAGCAACCTTAGCGCTGCCGTCGCTGTCTTTAAATGCCATGTCCCAGCTCTGTATGATCATATTGCAGTGCGGGGCTTGATTGTAATAATGCTGTAGCCCTGCCTTTTTGAAAATATTACCGTCTGCCGGTGCCGGTCGCTGCTGCATCTGTCCGGAATACTGCAATGAGCCCATGCTCTTTTTCAGTCCGGCCAGGGATTCCTTGTCATATCGCTGGGGGTTCAGGATGTCCCCCTCTTCCCTTATGAGCTGCTTGCCGCTTTTCGGGAATGTTATTATTGTCTTTTTCTCTGCCTCAGCTGGTAAACACAAATGTTCGTACCCCAGGTTTTCTGCCAGCACGTAACCGGTCAGGTCCATCTCATGCAAGCGCTGCATAACGATAATGATCGCGCCGTTCTTCGGGTCGTTCAATCGTGTCTGCAGTGTGTTCTTAAAAAAATCTATTGTGTTTTGCCGCTCAGTCTCGCTGTTGGCCATGAGTGGGTTCTGCGGGTCGTCAACTATAATTATGTCGCCACCCTCGCCAGTCAGTGCACCACCGACAGAGGTCGAAAACATCATACCTTGATGGGTGTTCTTAAATTCGTTCTGTCGGTTTACGTCATCTTTCAGCTTTACAATGTCGCCCCAGTTCTCAGTGTACCAGGGGGACTGTATAATATCACGGCTTAGTACGTTATGCTTACGGCTCAGGGAATCGCTGTACGAAACCTTAATAAATCTTTTCTCAGGCGCCTGGGTCCAGGTCCAGCAGGGGAAGCACACCGTTACATTTATGCTTTTCATGTGTCGGGGCGGGATGTTTATCACAAGCCGCTTTATTTCCCCGTCCTTAACAGCGTGCAGGTACTCACATATCAAGTCAATGTGCCAGTTCGGTATATACGTGGTACCTGGCTCAATAATCGGCCAGGACTGCTGTATAAACTCCGATAGGGACCGCTCTGCCCGTTCCCTGCGAATCCCTTTTAGCAGGGTTCCTGGGTCAAACTGGCTGCTATTTATGTAGCTTTCCCAGTATTTGCTCAAGGTTTTCCAGCTCCTCGTCTGATAGGTCGGACATGTCCGGAATGCTGCCGCTCAGTTCCAGGCCGCCGCTATGCTCAACGGTTGCCTTTGCGCTCACGGCTATGCTCTCCGCACTGTCGCCGCGGCTCATTCTTTCTATCTTCACGCCGACGTCTGCCAGTCGGGCAATGTCCTGTGCAGACAATTCATTATCCCGGAGGGCTATCAGGCCACGGGTGGCTTTATTCAAAAGCTGCACGCCCAGTTTTGCGTGCAGTTCGTGCATTTTCTTGATTTCCTGCTCATTCTTGAAGCGTTCCAGCTCGGTCATGTAAACATCATAGGCCGCTGCGCGTTCTACCCAGTTCCACTGCGTACTCAGCTTTTCAATGCTGCTTTTGCTTTTCATTCCCATAGCATCTGCCAGGCGTCGGATGCTTCTTTTCTCCGGTTCCCGTCCCTGGGTTCCGTATGGCATATCTCTGTACTGACAAAACTTTTGGTAATGCTGCGATTTCTCGCCCTCCTGCTGCTCCCATAGTTCAGGCGCGTCTCTCTTTGCTGCCATGCGCTGCTCTCTCCTTTCTCCGAAACATAAAAAGAACGGCCATAGCGGCCGCCCTCTCAGGTGTTACTCTTTGCCAGGGACATTGATGTCCTCAGCAGCTTCCGGCGTTTCTTCCGGATCCAGCATATTTGCCTTTATATTTTCCTCATTCAGCTGCACGTATGCGTATTCTTTGCCGTCCCTGGTGCATGTCACACCAGCATTGCCGGTATAGCTTACATACCGCCGAATAATTCCATCACAATAGGTTGGGCTTAACTCTACCAGCCTGGCCTGTCTCTCGGTCATTTCCGCGCCGATCAGCGTGAAGCCAGAACCGCCAAACAGGTCCAGGATAATGTCTCCCGGATCCGAGCTGTTCAGTATCGCCCTTGTGGCCAGTTCCACGGGCTTCTGTGTCGGGTGGAACGTCGCCGTATCTCTTGCCACTTCCCAAACGGCTCCCTGCTTATCTTCCGGGTATAAGAAAACGCTTTTATCCTCCTGTAGTCTCAGGTACCGGATTTTCTTTCCCTTTGGTACCTTGTCAGAAATAAAAGCCTTGCCTCCTGCTCCGTCAGTCACAACAATGCCACCGCTCAGGGTGGTTGCCATGCCTGCATCATCCCGGAGGGTTATCTTCCAGCAGGTGTTGTTGCTGCGATCTCCGCACCACTTGGCCGTATGTCCTGCTTTCTCTGCATAAAACATAGGCTCGAAGTCTCTCAGGTAATCGGTACCGCTCAGGTTGTGGTTGTTCTTCAACCAAATAAGATATTGCTTTTCTAACAGGCCTGCGGCTGTCATAGCGTCCTCAAAGTCCCTGCGGGTATCAGTCGCATGATAAATGTAAAATGCAGCATCTGGCTTGCTGTACTTCACGGCGTTCTTAAATGCCGGAATCAACAACTTGCCGAGGAGGTCGTCGTCGGTCAGCTCGTCGTTTGCGATCATGCCGTTGTTTTCAATCTGCTGTTTCTGTCTCTTCCCGTTTCCTCCGCCACCATCCAGGCTTATGCCATACGGTGGATCAGTGTTCACGCACTGCGCCAGTTCATCCCCCAGCAGCTTCTGCAGGGTTTCTGGCTTGGTGCTGTCTCCACAAATCAGGCGGTGCTGCCCCAGGTGCCAAATATCTCCGGCATGGGTCATGGGAATGTTTTTCGGTGGCGGTACGGTGTCCTCTCCGTTGTTCTCCGTATCGTCCACACCTCCCAGGGCGTTGAGCAGATCTTCCAGGTCCTCCTCTGTGTAGCCACTCATTTCCAGCGGTATCTCCCCGGTGTCCATCTGCTGCAGCATGTCTGCCAGCGCCGAGGTGTTCATTTCACTCAGTTCCGCCAGGCGGTTGTCTGCCATCAGATCAGCGTACTCCTCTGCCTCCGAGGCGTATTCCTGGTATTCAACAGGCACAACACTGGCCTGCATGGACTGTGCAGCTTCCAGGCGTCCGTGGCCGGTCACAACAAAGCCGCTGCGTTTGCTCACTGTAATAGGTTTCCTCCATCCCTGCCCCTTGATAATGGCAGCCAGCAGTGCGACCTGCTTAGGTGGATGGGTGTTTGGGTTTCCAGGGTTCGGAACCACTTTGCCAATAGGTACCAGCTCGTCAAAAGCACAAAAGACCTTTACACCCTCCGGCGTAACGGCCCTTGCTTCCGCTTCGGTCTGGTAGTTGGCCACGTTGTTGAAATAGTTCTCAACCTCGTCTTTTTTCTTCTTTCTTGCCATTTCTCCAATTCCTCCACTCTATCATTTTAACATCTATGTAGTGCATTGAAAATGTCTACTTTTTGCACCGTGCAGGCACTATGCAAGTCTTATGCCATCAATGCCGAAAATCAGGGCAGACAGCGGCTTTACAGCCTTTCCCAGGTCACTGTAATAGGTGCGCTTTTCTACACAATTTTCGCGTGCAATTTCTTCTGCACTCTTCTTTTCCGGCGCGATATATGCAGCGTGCAAAATCCGGTACCGGCGCATTTCCTCTGCCTTGCCGCTCTGCTCGCATGATATCCGGTACAAGTTCAGCATTTCGTCAATGTGTGTCAGTATGATCAATGTGCGCTGCTGACTCTGCTTAATGCTGCCAATATAATAATTGTCCTCGTACTCGAAGCTGTCCAGGCCGTCCAGAATGTCCAGGGCGCTCTCTTTTGCCTTGCGGCCATTAAATACTGCACCGCTCACATGTTCTTTCAGATTCCGGTAATTTGCCAGCAACAGGCGTGTGTTGTGCAGTCTCCGGCTATATCTTCCTTTTGTCTGCTCCTTTTTGCCCTCTTCCAGGCGTCTCTCCGCCGCTGCCGTGCCTGCTTCTACGCCTATGCGGATAGCTTCATCAATAGCCCGCTGGCTCAGCACCTCGTACACCCCTGCCAGTGCGCCAGGCTCTCTGCTGGTTCCTCTTACCTCTTCTTTCTCTTCCACGCTCTGCTCCATTACTCTCTCCATTCTGGATCAGCCTCCTCTCCTAACCATTCATCAATACGTTTTTCCTGCGCCTCCCTCAATAAAGGGCTTAAATACATTGTCGTTTTCCAGCACATCCGTTTCAGTGCTTTTCTCAGCTGCTCGCGGTCTGCCAGTTTCAACATATCCTCATTTGTCTTGACCTTTTTCAGTTTTTCCTCATACATGGTATTGGCTGCGCACAACGCCCATGTGATCAGGCTCCCGGCTCCCAGCAATGCGCCGGCCACAAATGCTGCTATAATTTCCATGTCGGCCTCCTCTCCGATATGTTCCCGACATAAATGTCGGGATCAATCTATGTCCCAGTTTCTGTTGTCCCATATCTTTATGCCGTGTACCATTCTTCGGACGGTATAGCACACGCCCCAGCATTTCAATTTCTTAAAATACGCCTTTTCTCTCCATGTCAGCGGCCAGATTCTGCCTTTCAGCAGTGTAACCTCAACGGTACCACGATTGTTATCAACCATAACCCGCACCCGTTTAAATCCCAGCGCCTCAAAGAAATCTGTCATATACATGGCTTCCATAGCGCAATCCATTTTTCCCATAATTCTCATGCTCTCCTGCCTGTCCGGGCGGCGTGTTTCCACGCTCGCCCATAATATTTATTGACTTATCCACACTATCCCAAATTCTTAGGGGGATAACTAAATGGGAAATCCTGCACCAGTTCCCCGGTAAAATAAGGGGCCAGGTTATTTTTCAAAAATACCTTGCTACCGTGTGCCTGGGAAAATTCAAGGATATGCTGCACCCATTCTGCCTGTGGTATCGTTTTATTTTTCTGCTGGCCAGTCTCAGCTCCGACAATGATCCAGGGCGGCGCATAAGTTCCTTTTGTTTCACTGCGTATAACCCACGATGCATCAAAAGTAAAATCCTCCTGTATAGGCTCAATGCTTAAAAACCAGTTATACGTGCCAGGCTCAAACCAGGCATACTGCTGATCTGGTCTTGTTACTGTCGTGCCATACCAGAAATTTCCCTGCTGCGGCAGCTTTCCTGCTTCTGCCAGCTGTATGTATCTCTGTGGGTTCTTTGTCAGAAACAAATACGTGTGCCACGGCGCGGCTTGCGCCGCCCCGAAAACTCTCCGGATCCATTCATCCGGTACCCACTCCCCGAACAGGTCGCCCATGCTTACCACAAATATAACCGCCGGTTTCTTTTTCTGTGCCGGCATAGGCAGGCAATACTCCCGAAACATAGGTTCGAACTTTACCGGGAACGGCGTCACTTTCCCGATCTCGTTTTTAAAAGGCTTTTCCAGCACCCAGCGGGTTCCTCTTTCGTCCCACTCTTTTCTCAGCTGCTCAGATGTTTTGTTGATCAGCACATTACCAGAAAATCTGTTCGCCTGCTTAGCTGCGTAACAATACAGGCAGCCATGCTGACATCCTGTCACGGGATTCCATGTGAAATCACACCATTCAATCAGGCTTTTGTTCATCATGTCTGCTTTCCTCCTTAAATATTAAAGTTACATTTATGTATTCAGCCTCCGCAACAGGACGGACTGTAATACTATATCCCTCTTGTGGCTTCTGCTTTCTGATAAACGAAAATGTTTCTGTTAGTGTATTTCCGAAATAAACTGCATATTCCACACCCTCGTCTAACTCCAAAATAAGCGGTAAAAACTGAATTACTTCATCCGGGTGTTCAAAAGCATTTTTGTTTATTCGGATATTCCCCCGTAAATCTGTGTAAACATAGCTGTATATCTGTGGAGCGTAATGTACCAATGCTTCCTGCACAAACTGTTCAATCCCCCACGTGCTACGAGAAACCGATATGTTTGCTATATTCGTAATAGTTGTTTTCAGGTCAATCAATGTGCCATTATATACGATCATCGTCTTGCCCTCCATATCCCACGTTTCCTGCTATTTTGTCCACATCGTCGCGGGCTTTCTTACTGTTCTGGTAGTCCTCGAACCTTTCCAGGTCCATTTCCTGCCGTTCCGGATTGTATGTAATGTGCAAAAATGTATCGCACCCCAGGCACCTGCCTACGCCGGTATTGATTCCCATCTCCATTGCCAGGCTTTTGCAGATCCAGTTTTCTTTACCGCACACCGGGCAAATTCCTTTATATCTCTGTCTTGTGTCCTTTGGTTCATGGCTTTCTGTGTCCTGTGCCATGCGATCAATAATTTCTCCCATGCTCAACTGCTGCTCCTTTCCGGCTCTCTCCATGCTCCTGAAGCTTCTCCGCACCACACACGGCGCCCCTCTGCTGTTTCCATGGTTATAAGCCCATCACGGAAGCGGTACCCGTTTACAACCTTGCCGCGGGTCCATTTCCCATCTATAAACATTTCAATTTCTGCGCCCTCAGTATAATAAAACGGCTCTTTCATCCGGCTCCTTTCCCAGGCAGCTTGCGCTGCCTGTGTCTTATTGTGTGATATATTTTGGATTTTAGAATAGCACCCTATCTGTATTCTTTGCCGGTTCCTTTGTCTCTCAGTGTGATCCGGCCTACAACCTCAAAACCAGCAAGCTCAGCTGTCTGCTTCATTACCGGTATAAGATCGTTTATTTTTGCCATACGTTCAGCTTCTCGCTGTTTTTCTTCCCTGCGCATGTTCCCCCAGGCCCCTCCAAATGTTGGATCTGGATAACCTTCCCCGTTTTTATTTACTCTATCTGTACCCACGTTTCTCCGCCTCCTCTGCTATCGGACAACCTGTGCAGGTTCCCCTTTCCATTACAAAAATACAATTTTCATCTGTCAGTGCACAAATTGGCTGCTTTTCTTTGGTCTCTTCTTTCTCTTTCTTCTTCTCTCGGTGTGCGTCCATGGCAATGATCACAATTACCCACGCAATGCTCAACACGGTCAACGCTCCGATTCCGGCCAAAATATTGATAATTATCTGCATTACTCTTTTACCTCCGCCAGGTTTATCTTTGTTTCTTCCACCAGCTTGTCCCGGAGGCTCTTAATCGTGTGCTTGCCGTCCTCAAATTCTTTCAACAGGTCCATGCAGCCATCATAATAATTTTCCAGTCGCTGCTTTCCCCAGCCTTTCTGCTCATGCAGGTATGTCATGCCGAACAGGAGAAGCATGTCCAGAGCAGTCTCCGCTCGCTGCTTTTCCTTGCCTTTCTCGATCTCCTGCACTCTCCGGACGGCTTCGTTGGCCGTTTTCTGTTTCAGTTCATAAATACGATCCGGCGTCATGCGGATACTTTCTTTTCTCTCTTGCCGCTCCTTGGCTCTGCGTTCTTTTCTTCCCATAGCCGCCTCCTACTCTACCAGGTGGCTTACATCCTCAATATTCAGGATGTTTGCGTCGTGCAATACCAGGCTGCTGCCAATTCTCTCCGGAGTGCCGTAATACTCAACAATTTCTTTGCGGCTTCGATCATATACCAGCACGTTTTTTGGTAATCTGCTCAGCTCCTCTACCTGCTTTTGCAGGCTCAGGCACATCAGGCCTGCGCTGATCAGCGCAACGCTGATCACAATCGTCCAGACTGCTTTTAATATTCCCGCTGCCTTTTTTCTCATGCTTGCTGCTCCTTTCTGTTAGAGCCAGGCTTCCACAATTTGCAGGCTGTCCTGTTCTATCCGATTTACGATCCGCATCCGCTCCGGCTTTGCCTCTCTTATGTCCTCTAATGTGTCCGCCAGGGCTATCAGGTGCGTACTTTTCCGGCCATCAAACAGGCGTGTCACAAAAAGACCCGGATAGTCTTTCGGGTCCTCATACACGACTATCATAGGCGCCCCCTGTGGCATCACTGCCCGGATTAATCTCATGTTAAATTGTGTTATTACCTGGTCCTCTGTTCTCATTTTTCGTTTCTCCTCCTGCTATTTTGTCAATTATTTGCAGGTACTGGAGGCCATAAAAACCGCCTGTATCAACTTCCCAGTCTGGAAGCAAATCTTCTGCCTTTGCGCTGGCTGTTCCCGGTGTCTCCCAGGTCCATCCATACTGCTGCACAATGGCAATTTCTTTTTGCTTTGTTTTCTTGTGTCTCTCCCAACAATCGCGAGCTGCTTTCCAGAAGCTCCACGGTACCATAAAAAACCGATTCATGCCAAAACTTACGGCCACAAAAGCAAGTTGCCTGCCCTCTCCCTCCATCCATGCGTCTAAATACTCCGCCTGGTGGTCCTGGACGGCCGAGAAATCAATTCTAGCTCCCTGGGTGTGCTTTGCCTCGACCGCCACTGGGATGTCCCGGAAACGGCCCAAATAATCCACACAACTCTTGCGTTCTACCTTGCAGTTTGCAACTTGGCCATGTGCCCCGCGGAGCGGTATAAACTCCGTGGGGACCTTGTGCATGACTGCTATGCCTTTGGCCTGGTATTTCTCGTTTGCAAAATTGATAAAATCCTCAAATGGTTTGCCGCGGTTCGCCTTGCTGGCGTCCCTCCTGTATGTACCAGAATCCCATGCCATGGATCACGCCTCCTTTTCTGCGAAATCGTCCGGCATTGTGTCCAGGATTCTCTTTAATTTAAAAATTGTACCGTTGCCGATTCCATTGCCGGATCCGGTCTTTTTTTTCAGCTCCTGGAGGAATCGCTCAACCGCTGCTTTTCCTCCGGTGCTTTTGCCCTTAATGGCCTTTACTGCATTTTCTGCATTTTTTCTGGCCTCTGCTTCCGCTTTGTTGGCTTTTGCTTTGTACTTAGCGACCTCAGCCTCCAACTCTTCGATTTCTGCCTTATGTACGGCCTCCTGGTCTTTAGCTGGCCCCGCCTGTTCTTTCTGGCTATTCACATAATCAACCAGCTGCTGGTCTGTCATTTTACGGAGCTTAGTGGCTTCCCTGTGCGTTTCTCGCTCCTGCTGTGTCATTCTACAACTCTGTTTTTTCATGTTCTTTCTCCCTCTGACTTTTTTCATAACATTTATCACACGCGAACCGGTTTCCTTTTCCGGATACGCTGATCACAATCGGTATTCTGTTCATGGCCAAATGCCGGCCACAAATAAAACAGGTCTTAAATCCCTGTGTTGGAACTCCCAGGCGTTCCCGCTGCTGTATAAATTCGCCCACCGTGCAGTCAAATACGCCTGGGTAAAATTCTACGTTGTACGTTCTTTTGGCCGTTACTGTCTTTGTATACTCCATAGCTCAGTCCTCCCTCTTTCCTTTCGGGTGCTTCCGGCCAGTCTGCCCTTTTGGTCGCCTCTTGCTTCTGCCTGGGTGCTTTGTTATCCGCTGCGGTTGTTGCGGCTCTGGTTTGTGTTCTGGCTGCTTTTTCTTGCTTCCTGCATCCAGGAGTAGCAACGCCCCGCATATGATCAGGACAGCCAGGGCGACCAGCTCTAAAACAAAAATTATTGTTGTCAATGGTTCTTCCTCCTCAATGTCCGCTCCGCAACATGCAAAATAACAATTCTGTCATGGAGCGTTTTCTCGGTCCATAGCGGCACGGTAATATGACCGCCAGTTTCCACTGTCTTACCTCTGCGTCTAACGGTGTGGGTTTCTCAAATTCGTCTGTCGCCTCCGCCCAGTCCGGTATTGCAACCATTACGCCGAAGTAGTTGGAGGATTCTGGAAACTGTTCACGCATGTGTTTGGAAAATTTCCCGCTGCGTAAATCCGGTAAAATATCCTTGTAGCACTCCATTGTGGTTACAATATAGTTTTTCTCTCCCAGGAAGTTTAGGCCGTTCCCACTGTAAACATCTTCTTTGCAGCTCTTTATCTCGTAACAGGTAAATATGCCCTTTTCTATCCCGGATATGGAGCACTGATCAGCTGGGGAAAATTGCATGTAATCAACTCTTTTTGCTTCTCGTCCCCATGGGTCAATGCTTACCTCACTGGCCCAGTGCTTCCCAGCTCCTCCAAAACGTGTGTTTATAAGTAACTGGCCGAGGAACTTTGTTGTTTCCTTTCTGTCCATCTTCACACCACCCTCATAAATCTCTCGCGGATCCGGTCAGCCCAGGTACTGTTGCGAATTGTAGTTCCTGCCACGCGGTACCTGCTGCAGGTTTCGACGGCCATGCCGCCGTATTCACATTCTGGAAACGCCGTCACAAAGCCGGGGAGGTTTGGGTCTACTGGTATGCAATATTCACATGTGCAACACCATTTCCCTGCCAGCGCTTTCTCATGCAGCTGTCTGGCTTGCTCCTCCATCTTCTTGTTGTATTCCGGATCCAGACCAAAAATCTGTTGTATCTTGTTCAAAACAATCTCCTTTTCTTTTTCTTGCCGCCGTTCCTGGCCATGATCCCGCCGTGCATTTTTAACCAGTTGTTTGTAATTCTCATGCCGTACATAAGACTTAACACATCCAGGTGGCCGATCTGCAGCTTGCCCTCAATAGTTCCGGTTGTGTTCCTGGTGACCGTTGCCACCGATTTTGTCGGGACTTCCGCTGTTACCTGTACGCCCCACTCAACAATGCCGCTGTCAATGTCGGCAAGTTTACGGCCATCCTTGGTATATAAAGCTCCGCTTTTAAAGTTCATGCTCGCTTTTCTCACGCTTCCGCCTCCCGTCTCACGCCTCGGATACCCAGGCTTCCGTTGTACCCTGCTGTTTTCAGGTCTTTTTTCATGGCCTTGTATTCTCTATCAGCGCGCCCTCCAACTCTCCCACGTCATATCAATCCCGACGCATGTCTCTTTCAGGCGGTCCAGGGTTTTCT